AATCGGACCGGTAACGCCATCCATCATCGACGCTGACAGGCTCGTTAGGTTGGAATGGAAGAATGGTTTCCCCAATTGGATGATGTACCGATCAGCGCTGGCGGGTGATTCCCTCCACCTGACACGCCTTCGCCATTGGGCTGTCGCATTCGCTGTGGCGTACTGCACTACCGGCGGCATGAAGAAGTCAGCGTACAGTGAGGAGACGGCCTGCGTGGCCGCGTGGGACGCCCTGCACATGCTGCTGCATAGTCGCCCAATGCAACCGTACGCAGATATGGCTGATGCCTTGGGCGTCCACCACAGCACCTATAAGCGCTTGCGTTCGCATCTGTACGTCAGCATGCGGGGAAGCATGGAGGAATATTGGATTCGGCTGGGCGCCGCGTATCGATACGTGATCCTCTACGAACGTAATTCTGAACGCAACCGCAGAAACGAAAATACCGGTCTAGCATTCCAGGATGTCTAACATTTAGTAATGCCCGCACAGCTTCCTGGCACGCTCCAGGTTGCGGCCAAGCCATAAATGGCGGGCATGCCCGGGGGCGCACTATTACTGGCGTTCCCCGGGCACCTATCAGGAGATTCCATGTCCCCGCTTCGCCAGACGATGGAGAGATTGCTGGCTAAGGCGCGCATAGGAGAGGTGTCGCCCATAACGGTGAGCCGATTTCTCTGCTGGCTGCGAGGGCTGCACCGTCCGGTTCCTGTTGGTCATTCGACAACGGGCTATCGGTGCCGCTGCTGTGGCGAAGAGTGCGTCCCATGACGACGATAGCGTTCTCCAAAGGCGTTCTGGCGGCGGACAGCTTCGCCACAGACGATGCAACTGCGATCCAGGTGGTCAAGTGTGCCCGTCTGCCTGATGGTCAGGTAGCGGGAGGCGCGGGTGACCTGGGTGAAGTATCGCAGGCGCTGGACTGGCTATCCAAGGGCGGCAAGGGCGTCAGTCCTGATATTCCCGGTGCGTCGATTATTTTCACGATCAAGGGTGTGCCGCACATCGCGTCCACCAAATGGCCCGGAGTGCGCCTAAAAGGCGATGCGGCCATTGGATCAGGCGCTCAGGGCGCTCTGGTGGCGATGAAGATGGGCTTGTCGGCTGAGGACGCCGTTAGGGCGGTTGCCGGCGTGGACCCGTGCACGGGCGGCGAGATTGATGTGCTGCCTGTACGGAAACCAGTGGCGCGGAAGACTGGCAAGCCAAAATAAAAGTGGGTTTTCGTCCAGGAAACTGCACTTTTATTTGCATTTCAGCCAGGTCTCCCATGGGTTAGCCGCATGGGTAGTAGGGAGTCGCTGGGGGTTCCCGGTGGCAACCTCGCGGTTCGGCTCCGCAGGCAGTCATACGGCGCGACGTAGGGGCTGTCGCCTATACCGAGCGGGATAACCGCGACAAATTCTAGCGTTTCCAGCCGATATGTTCCCGAGCGGGAATGCGTAACAGGGGATTCCAGTGTGAGAAATGAGATTGCCCAGGCCGTAGCGGCCGCAGGCGCTAAGAGTGCGCCACCCGTTGCGGTAGTAGCAGCATCACTCACAGGGGCAATCGATATGACATTCCTCGTAGGCGCGGCCACGTTTGTGTACATCGTGGTGCAGCTGGCCTATCTGGTCTGGAAGTGGCGCCGCGAGGCTCGGAAGCGGTGAAAGGCAAGATCATCGGCGGCACGCTGGCTGGCGTACTACTGGCATCGGCAGCCCTGATTGCTCCGTGGGAAGGCTATAGCGCCAAACCGTACAAGGATATCGTGGGCGTTGTAACCGTTTGCTACGGGGCAACGCACAACGTCGAGCAGCGGACCTACAGCCGGGAAGAGTGCGATGCGATCCTTCGCACTGATATCGGACGGCACCTTAACGGGGTGGCCCAGTGCATTCAGCATCCACTCAAGGAAAACGAGTGGGTCGCGGTGACAAGCTGGACGTTCAATGTTGGCGTAAGCGCCGCATGTGGGTCCACGCTGGTACGCAAGATCAATGCCGGCCAACCTTCATCCGTGTGGTGCGGTGAACTGCTGCGCTGGAACCGAGCCGGCGGAAAGGTCGTCCGCGGTCTGACCAATCGCCGCAAGGCTGAGTACGCCATTTGCGTGGGGCAGAAATGACAGACGCCAACCTCCGCCGGACCCGCCTGATTGGGTGGATTGCGGCGATATCCGCTGTGCTGTTGGTGACGGGCTACCTGACTGCGGACGAATGGTTGGGCCTGATCCGGGTCCTACTGGGTGGCGCGTTGTGAAGATGCTCGGCGCAACCCTGCTGCTAGCTCTTACCGCCTGTTGCACACCCACCCCGGTACACGATCGCATGCGAGCCACTACGGTTCGCCTGGAGTTCGCGGACGGTGTATGCAGCGGTACGGCCATCGGTCCGCAAGAGATACTGACCGCGGCGCACTGCATCGATAGCCGGCTGCCGATGAAGGTCGACGGTCAGGATGTGACCTACACGGTCAAGCAAGACGACGGCAAAGACCATGTGGTGCTGACGGTCAACCAGGTACGCACAGAGTTTGCCAGGATTGGCGAGGCGCCCAAGACGGGCGATATCGTTTTCATCTGGGGCCAGCCGTTGGGGCTGGAGAACGTACTGCGCTACGGCCGAGTGGCTGGTAAGCGCGGAGAGAACACCCTGCTAGACCTAAACGCCATACAGGGTGATAGCGGCGCAGCAGTGTTCAACCGTAGGGGTGAGATTGTCGGGGTTATCTCGGCGGTGGGTGGAAGCGGCGCATTCCTGCTGGCGATTGCGTACCCGCTGGAGCTGAAGTGATTCCTTGGTACATCCGCCACGCCGACAAGCTGCTGATCGCCGCGGTGCTGATTGCCATATGTGGTGGCCTGGTCCTGTTCGGTCGGGGGTGCGCCAAGCAAGAGACGGTTCGCGCCGAGGTTAAGGCGTACGAGAAGGCCGCGGAGCGCACTGAGAAGAGCGTGCAGATCAGCGCCGATACCCAGAAGCGGGTAGACACAGAGGGTGCTGATACACGCAAGCGTACGGCCCAGGCCGTGGAGAAAGTAGATGCTGTCATACAGGCAAGCCCTGTCGCTCCTAGCGCTGCTGATGCTGACCTCTTGCGCCTCGCGCGGGAAGCCCATCAGCGTGCCATCGCCGCCCATTGCCGGGTGCAGCGAGAGAGCGATTGCGCTAACCCCTCCAGCGCCTCCGAATAGCGCCGATTACCGCCAGTGGGTTAGGGCGTACATCGGTGCGGTAGGTGCGTACGAGGACAGCGAGAACAAGCGAGCGGCTACGGCGGACTGCCTGGACGCGCACAAGGCGGATACCACCAACTGGTGGAGCAGATATGTCCGGTAAGGGCTCAACCCAGCGTCCTAGGGCAGTAGAGGACGACGTGTTCTCAGCGAACTGGGCGCTCATCTTCGAAGAAGCGGCGAAGAAACAAGCAACACCCACGAACACGGAGCAGGACGCCAAGGATGGCTAAACAAAACTTCTGGCAGCGTCTGCTAGGCGGCGCGGCTAATGCAGCGCTTCCCGGTTCGCCATACAGCCGGTATAGCGGGTTCGACCCAACGCTGACGCGGAACAGCATTATCTCAGGCGTGATCGGTCAGGTTGCGCCCGGCGGCGGAACGATTGCCAACACCATATTTAACCGTAGCTCAACGGCTCAGGCGGCTCATGCCGGACAGCAGGGTATTGCCGGTCTGATACGGGCGGCTGACGCGAGCAACAAGTCTCAGCTACGCGAGTTCCAAAATCCAGACGGCTCGATCCAGCCTGACTTCGTAGGTGCTCAGCCTGGCCGGTTCGACCCAGGGGCAGCGCCCGAGCCACAGGGACACGGACTCGCAGGTCTGGCGCTGGGCGGGATGCCCGCCGGCAGCTGGAACCCCTCATCCAACTGGGGCCGTGACGTACTTGCGGGCCAGAACAACAACCCTGGTTCCGTTCAGAACTTCGGTAACAACGTAGACGGCTTTAGAGGCGGTGGCGGTAGTGATTCTGTCGGTGGCGGCGGATTCGAGGGTGGCTTCGGCGGCGGTGGATTCGCAGACATTGTCGGCGGTCGATTTGCAGGCGGAAGTGCCGTCGATCACAAGCGCCGATCAATAACCTTTTCCAAGTGACGCGGACAGACGGCCAAGCCATAGAGCAGCCGAAGGATGAAACAGATGGGCAGGCCGACTGACTACAACCCCGGCTATTGCCAGCGGGTCATCGAGCTTGGCAGAGAGGGGAAGAGTAAGGCGCAGATTGCCGCCGATTTAGATGTTGCAAGACAGACCCTGGACAACTGGGCCGCAGCTCACTCCGAGTTTTTGGACGCGTTAACGCGCGCTAGGGACTTGGCGCAGGCGTGGTGGGAGGATAAGGGTCAGGATGGGCTGGAGAAGACCGGCTTCAACGCATCCTTGTGGGCCAAGCAGGTTAGCTGTCGCTTCCGTGAAGACTACACGGAGAAGAGCGAACTCAAGGCTGATATCACGGCGACCGTAACCAAGTTCAAGCTCGCTGACCTCGAATGACTGAGGTAACGATTCGCCTACCCCCGAAGCTGAAAGAGGTATTTAGGGGCAGGGCGGACGTGCGCGGTGCGTATGGCGGTCGCGGCTCGGCTAAGACCCGCAGCTTCGCCAAGATGGCCGCGTTCTACGGCATGCGCTATGGGCAGGCTGGGGTGACCGGGCAGATCCTGTGTGCGCGTCAGTACATGAACTCGTTAGATGATTCCTCGCTGGAGGAGGTCAAGCGGGCCATTGAAGACGAGCCCGCACTGTCTTCGTACTACGTGGTTGGTGAGAAGTTCATCAAGAGTCACGATGGGCGGATATGGTTTTCGTTTGCTGGCCTGGATAGGAGCATCTCCAGCGTCAAGTCGAAGGGGCGAATCCTCCTGTGCTGGGTGGATGAGGCTGAGCCGGTTACAGATGCGGCGTTTAGCATCTTGATCCCGACGCTCCGAGAGGAGAACGAGGACTGGAACGCCGAGCTATGGGTGACATGGAACCCCCTGCGTAAGACAGCTGCCGTTGAGTCTCGTTTCAGGCGCTCGACTGACCCGCTGGTCAAGGTTGTTGAGCTTAACTGGCGAGACAATCCCAGGTTTCCGCAGAAGCTGGAGCGTGATCGAACTAGGGATCAAGCCGAGCGTCCAGATGAGTATGACCATGTGTGGGAGGGGGCATATGCAACGGCGATCAAGGGTGCTTACTTTGCTCAAGGCTTAACCAAAGCCAAGGCCGAAGGGCGAATAGGCCGTGTCGCGCCCGACCCTCTGCTAACGCTTCGCATCCACTGCGACATAGGCGGGACGGGGGTTACCTCAGATGCTTTTGTGATGTGGGTGAACCAGTTCATCGGCAAAGAAATCCGATCCGTTGATCACTACGAGGCCGTTGGGCAGCCCATCGAGGCGCACGCATTGTGGTTGCGTCAGCGCGGGTACGTGCCAGGCAAGGCAACGATTGTTCTTCCGCACGATGGCGACACAAACGACAAAGTGTGGGCTGTCAGCTACAAGAGCGCCTTCCAGAAGATGGGTTATGACGTTGTTGTCATCCCCAATATGGGCCGCGGGGCTGCGTCCCTTCGGGTAGAGGCGGTCCGCCAAGTGCTTCCGGCCGTATGGTTCAACGAGGCGACGACCGAGGCGGGGCGCGAGGCTCTGGGTTTCTATCACGAGAAATGGGACGACAAGCGCGATATCGGGCTTGGCCCCGATCACGACTGGTCAAGTCACAGCGCCGACGCCTTCGGGCTGATGGCCGTAGATCACGCACAACAACCGGCCACGCTCAATAGCGGCCCCATCAAATACAAGAGGCTAGTCCGCTAATGGCAAATGGCAAGGAAGCCATGACGCGCGAGAAGCTGACCGACGACGATATTCAGTCAGTCTGTGTCAACTCGCTGCAGAACAGTCTGGGGGCGCCCGATAGTGACATTGGCATGGCGCGCGAACGCAACTTGCGCGCCTACAACGCCGAGGCATTCGGCGACTTCGCGCCCCCCGAGGTTGAGGACCGATCCGACTTCGTTAGCACGGACGTAGCGGACACCGTGGAAGGCATGCTGCCACAAGTGATGCGGATGTTTGTGGCATCGGATGACGCGGTCGAGTTTGAGGACAAGTCCCCCAAGGCAGAACCCGAGGGGAAGCTTGCAACGGCTTACGTGAATCACCTGTTCTACACGCGCAACGATGGCGTTGGTGTCATCTATGACTGGTTCAAGGATGCGCTGCTGCAGAAGGTTGGATTCGTCAAGGTCTGGGCAGAGGAAGAGTCCGAAGATAGCAAGCAGACCTATGAGGGGCAGTCCGAAGAGCAGCTCGTGATGCTGCTGCAAGACGGATACACGCTGGATGGCGATCCGCAGGTAGACGAAGAGGGTGCGCTGACCTTCACCGTCACGAAGGAAGCCCGGTCGCTGCGCATCAAGTGCGCCGTCTGCCCACCATACGAAATACGCGTCGATTCCAATGCGCGTTATGGCGATGAGCCGGCGATGATCGCTCACATCTTCCGCAAGCGTGCGTTCGAGCTGATCGAGGAGGGCTATGACCTGTCCGGCATCGGGCCTTCTGACGCGCTGGACTACGATTCCGAAGCCCTGGAGATGCTCGGCCCGGACCAGGAACAGAACAGCTACGAGGCGCCGCACGAGTCGCACCGGACCTACGAATGCGCCGAGGTATACGTCCGTCTGGACCGTGACGGCGATGGCATAGCCGAGTGGCTCAAGTGCTATCTGATCGAGAACCAGCTACAGGACGTTGAACAGGTAGACGGCCATCCGTTCGTGTGGATTTGCCCTATTCCACGACCGCATGCTTTCTTCGGCGACTGTCCAGCTGATTTCGCCTACCAGGCTCAAGTGCTGAACACGCGCACGATCCGGGCGATTCAGGACAACATGTACCTGACCGTCAACCAGCGGACCTACATCAACACGCTGGCTGATGTGAATATGGATGACTTCGTGGACAACCGCCCCGGTGGCGGCGTCCGCGGCAAGGGGCCGGGCAGCGAAGCGCTTATGCCCTTGGTGCAGCCGGCTCTCGGGGCTCCGGCTTATCAGTTTCTGGAAACCATCAACGACTGGAAGGAGACCCGCACCGGCTTCACTCGCTACAGTCAGGGCACGGACGCCGACTCCCTCAACAAGACGGCGACGGGCGTCAGCATCATTACGCAGAAGTCGGATATGCGCATTGAGCTGATGGCGCGCTTCTTCGCGGTCGGCATGAAGCAGCTATTTGCCAAGATGCTCAAGCTGGCGATTCAGCATCAGAAGCAAGCCGAGATGATCGCCATTAATGGTCAGTTCGTGCCAATCAATCCTTCTGAGTGGCGCGATCAGTTCAACGTCAAGATCAAGGTTGGCCTGGGAACTGGCTCCAAGGAACAGCAGGCCGCCCGCATCATGGCGCTTGCTCAGATTCAGAACATGGGCGTGCAGGCTGGCATCGTGCAGCCCAAGCACTTGGCCGAGACCATTCGTCTGTTTGTCGAAGCGAACGAGTTCAAGAACCCCGAACGGTTCGTGGACGCAGAGCCCAGCGGTATGCCGCCGAATCCCGAGGCGTACCAGCAAGAGAAGCAGGGCATTGAAGAACAAATGGGCAAGATGCAGGAAGAGCTGCAGCGCTTGTCCGAGGAAAACGAGGGCCTGAAGGAACAGGCGCGCTCCAAGGAAGGAGACCTCGCCATTAAGGCTGCGGAGTTGGGGCTGAAAGAGCAGGAGCTTGCGTTCAAGGCCGCAGACTCCGCAGCAAAACTTGACCTGCAGGCCCAGTCCGCCCAGCTAGCCGAGCGTGAAAGCCACTGGAAGGGCGCAGAGAGCGCCCAGAAGCTCAGTCAGTCCGCTGAGGCAGATTCGGTCGTCGCAGAGCTGGGCGAGCGTGTCGTTGCGATTGAGGACGTTCTGCAGCAGATCCTCGCTTCGATGCAGCCCCGGGAAGCGACATGAATTCTGGACTAGAGCTGGAGCGCGCCCGCCAGGCCAAGGAAGTTTTGGATAACCCTGTCTATGCGGATGCCGCGGACAAACTCGAAAAGGAAATCATCGCCCAATGGCAGGCCTCAAAAGACACAAAGGAAAGGGAGTGGCAGTGGACGCTGCTACAAGCACACAAGCGGCTACAGGCCGCGCTGAAGGACACGATGCTAACGGGCTCACTGCAATCGAAGCAGATCGAGCTGCGCCGCAACCGGCTAGAAAAAGCTGGAAGGCTACTGTTGGGCAACTAAGCGCGCTCGAATCGCCGAACAACCCCGTCTGTCGGATCGTATGGCCCGGCAATGACGCGACAGCGCTGTGGGGTGGCGTATACGGAACAGCAAAGGTCATCGCAGGCGATACCGCCATCGCGATCACTTCGGACGGGGTTCAACACCCGCTGTAAGGAATCCCGAGAGGGAGAAGGGCAGGGCAATGACGCCCTGCTGGCACACAAGGACGTGTTATGACAATGGTAGGTGACGGCCCCGAGGGCCAGCCGACCGAAGGCGTTGATTCGCTGACGGAATTGGCTGAGTTGATGAATGACGAAGCTGAGGGCGGCGAAGAGTCGCTGGATGACTTGGAAGGCGAGGAATCCGAGGAATCCGAAGAGGTAGAAGAGTCCGAAGAGGCCGAGGAATCGGAAGAGGAAGAGGAAACCGACACCATCATTCACGATGGCAAGGAGGTGACTCTGACGAAATCCGAAATCAAGGCGCTGGCACAGCAGGGCTTCGACTACAGCAAGAAAACCATGGCGGTGGCCGAAGAGCGCAAAGCCGTAGAGGCCCAGCGCTCACAGGCCGAGAACTACCGCAAGCAGCACGAAACCGTGCTTTCTGAGACTGTGGCGCGACTACAGGCCTTCAGCGAGTTCATGGAATCGCAACTAGGCAGTCCGCCCCCGATTGAGTGGGCACAACAGGACGCTGCCTACTACCTCGCACAGAAAGAATTGTACGAAAGCCGCAAGGGCCAGTTTCACAAGGCACAGGCAGCCATCCAAAACCTACAGAGCGAACAGTCCCGGCAACGGCAAGACTGGATCGTTCAGCAGGCGGATGCGACTGAGGCTGCGCTGCGGGGCACCCTGCCCGGTTGGAGTGACAAGACGCTGGACGAACTGGCCGAGTACACCAAGGGATACGGGCTGACGCCCGAAACGGTCGATATCGGATTCGTTCAGAAGGGCTTCTGGGAACTGGCGCACAAGGCAAAGGCGTATGACGCCCTACTTGCCGCCAAGGCCAAGTTGAAGCCCAAAACGTCGTTGCCAAGGGTGCAGAAGCCCCAAGCCTCGACGCAACCCAATCGCGCACAAGTCCGCGAGTCGAAAGCGCTTGAAAACCTCAAGCGTAAGCCCGGCTCGATAGACGCGCTCGCAGACCTCATCGGATAAGGATTTCCACACATGCCTGCTAATACCCTCATCACGCCTAGCGTGGTCAAGGTCAAGGAAAACGTTCTTGACCAGATTTTCAACTTCAACCCGGACGATGCCCCGCTGGTGTCGATGATCGAACGCACCACGATTGACAACGTGTATTTCGAGTGGCAGCGCGACTCCTATCGTGCCCCTGACCCGACTCGGGCAGCTATCGAAGGCGCGGACGCGACCTATGCGGCGCAGGTCGAGCCCACCTTGCTCAACAACCGCACCCAGATCTTCCAAGATACGGTGTCGGTGTCCAACACCGCTGAGCGCGTCAAGAAGTACGGCCGCGCGAAGGAAGCGCGGCGCCTGTGCACCAAGAAGATGATTGAGCTGAAGCGCGATATCGAGGCAGCGAGCATCGCTTCGGGCGCAACCGTCACCGGTACCTCTGGCGTCGCCGGTCGTCTGCGTGGCCTGTACGGCTTCATCACCAACGATATCTTGGGCGCAGGCGGTGTGTCTCCCGACCCCACCACGAACACCGCGCCGGTTTCCGGTACGGATGTGGCATTGACGGAGGCCATGCTGAAGACCGGCTGGCAGACCGCCTATGAAAATGGCGGTAGTGGCTCGATCACGATGGTCTCTCCTGCCCACAAGGTCAAAATCTCGACCTTCACCGGCAACGTGCAGCGCACTAACGAAGTGGGTAGCAAGACGGCGGCCGTGTTGAATGCGGCTTACGACTTCTACCGCAATGACTTCGGTGTGTCGAAAATCGTCCCGAACCGTGTTCAGGGCACTGCCGTTGCGGGCCTGAACGACACCATCTACATCCTGGACGCGGACAAGCTGGCGCTGGCCCAGTTGCGCCCGTTCGAGAAAGAGCAGATGGCAACCGTGGGCGACGCCGAGCAATGGCAGGTTCGCACGGAAGTGTCCCTGCTGGTGCGTGATGAGAAGCCGCTGTTCGCGGTCCGCGATATCACGGTGTCCGGTTCGTAATAGCCGCTGGAACTTGGGTGGCCCTTCGGGGCCACTCTTTTCAAGGATGATTCATGCGCGCATGGCTTGAGAATCGCAACGCGAAAGAAGACGTCATTTATCACGCCGTTGATCGCGAAGAGATAGAAATCGTCAAAGAGCACGCGTCGAGCCTGCGCGGCATCGGCGTCACCGGAACGAAAGACGACAAGCTGGCCGCGACCATTCCAGGGTGGGTCATTCTGGACTGGTGCAACAAGCGCGGCATTACGTGGGCGCAGTTCTGGCAGGACAAGAGCCTGGCGGAAAAGATGCTTAAAGATCCCGATAACGCAGCCTTCCGGGTCTGGGGGGGCGCGCTGTAATGCAATTCGCCAACTACACCGATTACCGCGTCGCCGTCCTGAAATTCATCGACGGTGACGATGCAAATTCCGGCGCGCTCGATCAAGACACGCTTGACCTGTTGATTGCGCTGGGTGAGTCGCGCGTCTACCAGGGAGATACGGGCGTAGCCGGCCTGCGGGTCTCCGATATGGAGCAGCCGCTGTCCCTGGCGATCACCTCCAACGCCGCGACGTTGCCAGCCGATTGCCTCGCGCTCAAACGGGTGCAGTTCGCTGGCGAAAAGCCACTGGATTACATGAGCGAGGATCAGCTTGAGCGCTACCTGACGGTTGGCGGCGGCGGTCCCTCGCGCCACTACACGCAGAAGGGCCGAACGCTGATCTTCTACCCAACCGCCACGGGCACCGTAGGCGGCCGCTACTACGCGAAGCCAGCCGATATCAGCGCTGGCCTGCACGCCACATTCAATCGCTATCCCGAGGTGTATCTGTTCGGTGCGCTGGCCGAAGCGGCGCCCTTTATTGGAGAGGACTCGCGCATTCCGATGTGGAAGGCGATGTGGTCTGGTTGGATGGAGTCTGCGGCGCGAAATGAGCGTTTGTTGGCGCCCGATGGCTCTCGCCTGACTCAGAAGTCACGATAAGTGAAAACCGACTTCCTCGGAAGCGCCTACCAATCGCGCTCACTGCCGCTGGCTGCCCAGACGTTGGTAAACCTGTTCTACGAACCCGCACCGCCCGGGAGTGCCGAGCCTGGCATGTTCTACGGTACGCCCGGCCTCCGCTTTCTGGCGACGATTGGTAGCGGGCCGATACGCGGGGCTGATTACGCCAGTGGATATGCGTGGGTTGTGTCAGGCGCCGAGCTTTACCGCGTCGCATCGAACGGCAGTTCTACGCTCGTGGGCACCGTGCCCGGTGGCGGTCGCGTCTGTGTTGCGCACAACGACACGCAAGTGGTGGTGATGCACAGTTCTGGCTGGCATAGCGTGACCATCGCGACGTTGAGTTATGGTGCTGTGCCTGGGGCTCCTACGACCGCACAGGGCACGTACCAAGACAGTTATATCGTCTTCCCGAACACAAACGGGACGTACGGCTGGACGGCCATAGGCAATGCGCAATCACTGGATGCGCTGGACTTCGCATCAGCGGAAGCTCAGCCAGACCCTATCATTTCGGTTCTGTCCGACCATCGCGAACTGTGGCTGTTTGGTGAGCAGACCACCGAGATTGCGCAGACCTCGGGTGACGCGGATCTGGTGTTCACGCGTACCGCGATGCTGGAATACGGTTGCGCAGCCAAGTATTCCCCCGCCAAGTCAGACAATACGGTTTTCTGGGTGGGTCGCAACAATGACGGCCAGGGCATTGTGTACCGCGCCGATGGCTACACACCCTCCCGCATTTCCACGTACGCCCTCGAAACCGCTATTGCAAGCTACGGGGATATCTCGACCGCTTGGGGCTACTGCTACCAACAGGGCGGGCATACGTTCTACGTGCTGACGTTCCCTGGGTATGCCACGTGGGCCTTCGACGCCAGTACCCAACGCTGGACGCACCTGAGCTATCGGAACACTTCTACAGGTGCGTTAGAGCAGCACCGGGGCAATGCCTACTACTTCCTCGGCGGCTCGCATGTCGTCGGTGACTACGAAAACGGCAATCTGTACGTGCTGGATCTGGGCACCTTCATGGACAACGGGAACCCGATCTACCGAGAGCGTGCCTGGGCCGTCCTATC